ATCCTTACAATCTGATAAACAATCACATATTCCATCATTTAACCAATAATGTATTTCGGTCATTTCTTTTCCATTGTGATAAGATGTTCTAACACTTGGTTTTAATGTTGGTTTTGATAAATAGATGGCTATTAAGAATGAAAAGAATATTTCTTTGGTATTTTCCTGATGGGGAATTTAAAATGAGAACACCTTATTACGTTGAATATTAAATCAACAATTTAAACTAATTAGATATGACAAAGGAAGAACCGCTAAAAGACAAGTGTTCAAATTGCGAAAAAAATGACGCACAACATCCACACACTTGTCCTTATCAAAGAGAAATTAACGATAACGATGATGAATGCGATTGTTGTTCGGAATGTGAACACGAATGTTGTATGGATATTTAACACCTTAACCATCGACTATTAAATAGAAAATAACTTAAATAAAAAGATTATGTTAACAGATAAATGTAAAATAGAATTTGAATTGGTAAATCCGCAATATTTCGCCTTAACCCAAGTAGTTGTAAATTTATGTATTTGGAGGTGGTTTAACATCAATACAAACATAATTGTTGACATACAAAATTGGGATGGAAAATTTGATTTTGCAGTAGCCTATAAAGAAGCAGATGAAGTCTTTTGTGATATAACCGATGCCGAAAACAGAACAACTGATTTTGACGCTAATTTGCAAAGAGCAATCATTAAAGCAAACGAATTATTCAACCTTAAATAAAACAACAATGGAAAATCAAACAGTTCAAGAAAACGAAAACTGCTGTACCGAAAAAGGAAAGGTAAAACGATATATAAATTGTATTGGATGTGATAAAAAGCCAACAATGGAAAATACAATAGAGCAAGAAGCATTGAAACTCTACCCAAAACAATCAAATCCTTATGTAAATGGTTTCGATACGAATAAACTAGAAAGAAAAGCATTTATTAAGGGTTGCGAATTCGCCAATTCCCAAATCACCCATCATTTAGACAAACTAACAGGGGAGATAATCGAGAAAACGGAATGTAAAGAAGCTTGGTTTGGACCAACAACAGAAATCGACAAACAATCCATAACCAACACACTAAACGAGTATAAACTTAAACATAAATTGTAATGGAAAAACTAATATTCCTACTATTCCCTTTATTTGCATCAGGACAAATAGAAAGATACGTTGCTTTCAATTCATCGATTGACGCTAGAAACATTACGGTCGGAAGCGAACCAACTAATTTTAAACCCAAATTAGACTTACAACTCGGAACTACTTTACACTTAGGTAAAGGATGGACTTTCGGACTAAACTACGAAACATTCAAAGCTATCGGTTATTACAAGGCTAGTTACGCAATAGGCTACGTATTTGAGCCGATTAATAAAATTAGAGTACACACTACCATCGAACCCGAATTAATCTTTAGACGTGGCGATTTAGAAACGTATTACAAGATTAATAAAAACTTCTACGGAATATCCGCTAATTGTCAAATAGGTTACGAGGTGTTGCCACAATTGTATTTTGGATTACGTGGCGGATTGCAAGTGAGAGGTGATAAGCAAAGTGCTGGGTATAAAGATTACTTAGTATTTAATGGTCATTTTGTGGTGGAATATGTTGTGTATATTGACTAATTTTTGTATATTTATTATAACTTAAAACATTGAAATTATGGAAGGAAAATACTTAATAACAACAGATGCTTGGTTTTATGCCCCAGATGGAAGGCATTATAGAGCGGTATGGGGAAATGTTGAAATAGTTAGCGATGCTATTTTAGGAATAAAAACAAACGTTAGAAGTTCAAATTGGTTTGCTAAAATTGGAAGCAATGAAAATCACATTATAGTAGCTGGATGCCAAATACATTACGCTTGTAGATGTGAAAACAAACCCAATAGTGATTTAGTAAACGATTATTCAATCGAAGTTGGAGAGGTTAAGAGATACGAAAGACCATCTAGTATTTATATTGCTGAATAACCCACAACCTAAACCAACATTTTAAAACAATTTAAAAAACAAAATTATGATACAAGCGAATGAATTAAGAATAGGAAATTATGTAAGGCAATACGATTACGATTTTTATGAAGATGATAAATTTAAAGCCAACACTTTTAATGATGTTCAAGTCGGATTATACACAATAGATTTGATTCATAAAAAAGATGAATTTACATTTATCGAGCCTATTCCACTAACAGGAGAAATACTATTGAAGTGTGGATTTGATGGAAATATAAATCTCGGATTTGGAAATGATGCTATTGAATTAAATTACATCACAACAGATAATCATTTTCAATTTGAATATGGATTGCCAGGAACAAATAAAGTTATTTGGCTTTTAACCCAAGTTAAATACCTACACCAACTACAAAACCTATACTTTGCTTTAACAAACCAAGAACTACAAGTAAACCTATGAAAACAACACTAAACAAACAACAAAAGGTTTACTGTAATTCCTTAACAAGTAATAAAAAAAGAAAGCAACAGAAAGCGGAGTTTTTAATTCAAAACGCAATAAATTTTACTAACGTAATCAATAACATTGATGTAATAATTGAGGATGTATGAGAAACAAGGAACTAAAAACAATTTGGAAATTGGCTAAAATATTTTGGATTATATCTTTTGTGTTTTGGATTTTAGAAACAGTTATATTTTTAATGATTGATGGATGGCATATTAAAGCCACAAATCCAATAGAAATTAATTGTGATAAAATAGTTGTAGACGGATTTAAATTTGCTATAAATTTAACCTTATGTGTATGTGGTTATTATTTGATGAATTTAAATAAAAAACTAAAATGAACTACTACCAAACACAATCACTAAAAGTAATCGGAGGTATGGTTATAATAATCGTAATCCTTTGCGGTGTGTTTTTATACTTTGAGTTATGAAAGACAACCAACAAATATTATACTCGCTAAAAGATATTGCTTCACGGTTAAGCATTTCGCCTAAAGCAGTCGCATTTAGACTTAAGAAGCAAAATATAAGACCTCGCAAAAGACCAAAGTCAAACGCACATTGGTACACTAGATTAGACTTTGATATGATAGACACTAGGCAAGTCGAAAAAGAAATCGAAGTCATCTATGTAACGAGAACAACCGAGATTATACACTCAAAATTAAATTTTAACCAATTACACGAATTATAAACTTAAACTTAAATTATGAAAAACCAATTATTTAAACTACTTTCGTATATGTTGCCTAAAGAGAAAAACATAACAAAGAACTATTACGAAATATTAGCTTTACTATTCAATTCTAATTACGCTCCGATTACTACAAAAGAAAGTATAGAGTTATTTAAAGAAGTTTCAAGAGAATTTCATAACGAATTAAATAAACGCTCTTTAGAAGCTAAAATAGAGATTGCGGATATTGATGAATACTATAATACTTATTACAGTCGAACAAAAATAGATTAAATTCAATTAAAATGAAGAAAGAACCTTACAAAAAAGTTTACGAAAACGGAATCTTAATGAATCCAATTACTAAAGACAATCCGTATTTAATGCCACAAAGTCAAAGACCTTTCAATAGAAAAAAGAAACGGTATGTTTTAAATGTGTTACACGAAACATTCAAACACTTACCTAAGTTTATTCTACAAAGAAAATCTAATAGAGGTAAATGGCTTAATATATAAAATATGAAAGGATTAGAGATAACAATTATTATATTTTTATTTATATTCGCTTCGGCTTTTTGTGTGTATCTTTACAAAAATAAAAAGTGGCATTAATAATTAAAATGTTTTACACTAACAAACTCCGATAATTAATTTTATCGGTTTTTTTGTTTGTATTGATTTAATTTGTAAGTTTGTTATTTACAACAAAATAAAGTGTAGATTGGTGCAATGGAAACGCTATCTTTTTAGTAGGTTCAGTTCTTAGCTAGCCAGCAACCGAAAAAGAGAGAGTCTGGAGTTAAAAACCACAAGGCAAGTTCGATTCTTGCATTTACACCAAATAAATTAAAATGTTAAATGCTTGAAAAACTAGCTTTAAAACATTCCTTATGGCTAAAGATGGCTAAATCAATATGCAAAGACGCATATCTAGCGGATGACCTTGTAAGTGAAATGTATTTAAAAGTTAGCGATTATGATAAAGAATTGAATGATTATTATATTTATTTTACTATTAAACATCTTTACATTAATCATATAAGAGAAGAAGAAAAGTTTAGTTCAATTGAATTTTTTATCGATAATTCAGAAAATGAAGGATGGGATGATAATAGAGGAACTTATTGGAGTAAAATTAGGTCAGGATTAGCTAACAGCGTTATTGATTTTGAAGAAAATGATACTATACAATTAGAATTACCAAACTGCATTACGTGGGTTGAAAAACAAATACTACTACTAAGACAAAACCATTCTTGTAGAGATATTTCAAAGCAATACCAAATAAACAAAGATAAGATTAACAGAATTGAAAGGGATGCTAAACTAAAAATTAAAATATGGCTAGACCAAAAAAAGTAAAGACAGAAACCAAAGTTCAAGGACTTGGAGATGTAATAGCAAAAGTAACTTCATTCTTTGGAGTACAACCTTGTGAAGCGTGTAACAAAAGAAAGAAAGATTTAAACTTTGATTATCCAATTAGGTTAAAACCTCGTTTAATGACCGTTGAAGAGTTAACCGAGTGGCGACACTTCCAAAAGATAAGAACGTTAACTCTAGATAACAACCAGCGTAAATGGTTATGTAGAATTTACAGCGATGTTTTTCAAGTTCCTTATTTTGAGCCTTGCCCTAATTGTAGTATTGCACCTTACTTGAAAATGATTGAGAGAATGGATAAAGAAGAGAGTGGATATGAAAGCTAAAAACGATTTAAAAAATTTAGTTACAAAAGCATTTTCTGAAGATTTAGGAGAGGATGTTAATGTAGTCTTGTTTTCACCTGAAAGAATAGAGTTGAAATATAGGAATGTAACTCACGTGTACATTGAAAATAATTCATTAGATATTTATAATGCTATTATCAAAGAATGCCCACAGTTTAAAGGAATGACAATTTAATTAATTAAAATTTCAATTAATTATGGATGACAATAGAAAGCAAAATGGAGGGCACAGTACTAAGCCAAAAAGACAGGACGATAAAAGACTTTTAACAAAAGCGGATGAGCAGAAAGCAAACTACTTATTTGTACAAGCGTTAAAAGAATTGTATAAAGTAGATACTGATGACCAAGCAAAGACTAAATTTATTAAAGACGATTTGCTATCAAGTCAAAGAGGTCAATTATTTGTAGCTGAACATATATTTGGTAAAGCACCACAAGAAGTAAAGAATACAAATGTAAACATCGATGCAAAGGATTTAAGTGAAGCTGAAATTATAAAGATTAAGAATGTATTAGATGCTACTTACTAACGAACAGAAAGTATTAAAAGTAATGTGTGAAAACGATTTACTTTTTTTTACTAGATATATCTACAAAGAAAACCACAGGCGTAATTTTATAGTTGCGCCTCATTTCGTTATAATAGCTAATAAGTTAATGGATGTTATTAATGGTAAAACAAAACGTCTTATAATTAACATACCGCCTCGTTATGGTAAAACAGAGTTAGCAGTTAAATGTTTTATAGCTTACGGACTTGCAATAAACTCTCAATCAAAATTTATTCACCTATCGTACTCCGATGACTTGGCTTTGGATAATTCAAGTAATGCAAAGGAATATGTAGAAAGTGAGGCGTTTCAAAAGTTTTGGGAGATGAAACTAAAGAAAGATGCACAGGGTAAAAAGAAATGGTTTAACGATGATGGTGGTGGTGTTTACGCTACTGCAAGCGGTGGAGCTATTACAGGATTTGGAGCAGGAGTTTCAGAAAGTAAAACCTTTAGCGGTGCAATAATTATCGATGACCCTTTAAAACCAGACGATGCGTTTTCAGAAACTAAAAGAAAGTCGGTTAACGATAGATATAACAACACAATTCGCTCACGTGTAAACGATAGAGAAACACCTATCATAGTTATTATGCAAAGGTTACACGAGGAAGACTTGAGCGGGTTCTTATTAGATGGTGGTAGCGGTGAAGAGTGGGAACATTTATGTTTGCCTGCTTTAGATGAGAATAACAATTCTTTATGGGAAGCTAAACACTCGTTTGAAGAGCTTGAGCAAATTAGGCAAGCGAATAGATACAACTTTGCAGGTCAGTATATGCAACAACCTGCTCCTGATGAGGGTGGGGAGTGGAGAAAAGAATGGTTTGAGATAATTGACAAGAATACAATACCTATGGACGCTTTGAAGTGGGAGTTAATTATAGATGGGGCTTACACTAAAGATACTTCAAACGACCCGACAGGTTTTCAGATAGGGGCAAAGCACGGAAACGATTACATTATACTATCATCGATTGATAAGTATTTAGAGATGCCTGAACTATTGCGTTTTTTACCTCAACACATAGAAGCTAGTGGAGTGAAAGTAAATCTTACTTTAGTAGAACCTAAAGCATCGGGAAAAACAATAGTGCAGTTAATCCAACAATCTACAAAACTAAACATATCCGAGATTAAAACAACCTTTGTAAACACTTCTAAAATAGAAAACGCCAGAGTGTGTTCTTCTTACATTGAGGGCGGTAGGGTTAAGCTCGTTAAAGGTGGTTGGAATGAAAGTTTCTTAAACCAAGTAGGTACATTTCCAAACGCTAAACACGATGAGCATATTGATTTAACGTGCTACGGTATCGAAAGGAATTTGATTAACAAAGCAGGGTTTGACATCCGTTAGTTTGATACAAAACAACAATAATTTCGTTATAACATTATGAAAGTTACATTACCTGAAAACATATCAGAGATTACACTATCGCAGTTCGCTAAATATACTGAACTATGCGAGCGTGATATAGATGACTTAAACTTTAGAAAGCGTAAGATAAGTATTTTCACAAAGATACCTTTCAATAAAATAGGTAGTATTAGAAGTGAGGATGCCGAAAGGTTATTAAACTTAATTGATAAAGCACTAGCAACAGAGGTTGAGTTTAAACCTACTTTTATGTTAGGTGATATTGAATTTGGTTTTATTCCGAATTTAGATAAGATTACCTTAACAGAATATGCAATGCTTACAACTTACGGAGTTGATAAAGATAAATTGCATAACTTAATGGCGGTTTTATTTAGACCGATTGTAAATAAAGAGGGTGATAAGTACGAAATAATGGCGTACACAGATGATGAGCAGTATGCCGAAATGATGAAAGAGATGCCTTTGAATATCGTAAACGGTGCTTTAGTTTTTTTTTGGAATTTAGCCAACGAATTACAACAAGCTACCCAGAAGTATTTGACAGAGGAACTAGTGAGGGATATGAAGCCGAAAACTATTTCAAGGATTTCGGATGGTATCCAACGTTTAAGAAGCTGGCTAAAAACGACCCGCTTAAAATCGAAGCAGTTGGCAACTTAAACATTCACGAGGCGTTGTTATTTTTAGCGTGTGATGCCGTAGAAAATAGAGTAAAGATTGAAGCGATGAAAAAGAAACCAAACGAAAAAGTAAGACATTTATAATGAATACATATAGTGAGTTATTACGGTATTTAAAGTTGTTAGGTGAGCAGGATGTGTTTATTAATACAATCACACAGGGTAACTTTGAGGATATTGATTTAAGCAAGAAAAACATTTACCCTTTATATCACATATCAATCGGTAACGCATCGTTTCCTAGTCATTCGGTAATACGTTACGATATTCAAATCGGGTGCTTTGATGTTAGAGATATTAATAAAGAGGTTAACACCGATAAGTTTAACTTAAATGATAATGAACAGGATAACTTAAACGAAACGCTATCGTCTTTGAATCGTATTTGGTTAAAGATGTCGAAAGACTTTGAAGACAATAACATAACTGCGAGTGATTCACCAACGTTGGAAGTACAGACCTTTGAGCGTAAGAACTTGTTAGATGGATGGATAATGACATTTCAAGTAGATGTCCCAAATATAACTTTATCGTTATGTCCGTAAAGAATGTATTAGATCTATTCGGTAAAAGAGTACAACAGCAAAGTAAGTCTAACTTATCAAAGCGAGGTAAAAAAGACACAAGCGGGTTATACGATTCAATTAAGTATGAAGTAAAGGTATCAAAGAATAGCTTTCATCTTTCATTTAAGATGGAGGATTATGGTAAGTTCGTTGATAAAGGAGTTAAAGGTTCTAAATCAAGTGCAAAAGCACCGAATAGTCCGTACAAGTATACCGATAAAATGCCACCGACAAAAGTATTTGATAAGTGGATTATAAGAAGAGGATTTGCTCCAAGAGGTAATGGTAAATTTTTAAGTAGAGAGTCTTTAAAGTTTGCTATTGCTAAAAAAATATATAACGAGGGTATTGAAACAACAAACTTCTTTACCAAACCATTCGAGAATGAATTTAAAAAACTACCTGAACAAGTAGTTGAAGCATACGGATTAGAAGTTAATCAATTATTAACACACGTATTTAAGCAATGATAAAAACGTTATCGCCATATTATATATCAATACCTAAAGTTAATCCAAACACTTTAGAAGTTTGCGGTTCATATACATTTAAACTTTTTATTTGGAGTGGTAGTAAGTCTGCTATTCCTGCAACACCTGAATATGAAAGCACAAAGATAAACGCATCTAACTCTAGTGCAACGGATAAGGTCGATATATCTAGGATTGTAAATGACTTTATAGAGTTCAATTGTATTCAAAGTACTGTTACGTCATTGGAAGATAGCTATAATCAAGCGTGGGTTAAAACGGTTGTGTATTATGATGACCAGCCAAACTTACCACAGTTAGCTCAAATAATATTTGCAACTAAAGGTTATGGTTATTTTATGGAGGGCGAAAATCCACAGATACCAAACAATAAAATACTATTACAGGGCGATGAGTTTAAAGTAAATCGAAATGGTTATTTCGTATTACCTATTATGATGGATGCACCGCCTGATTATTTAGCAGTAGATTACTTACCAGCAGACTATTTAATAACATAAAATATAGATATGGCAACAATAGCACAAATACAAGCTAAAATAGATTTACGAGAGGATGGGGGAGAGAATCCTGTATCGACTGAAAGAGAACTTTGGGAGTTACTTTTAAGTCAACAATTCATAGGTGAGGTTAAGTGGATTAAATTCGATGTAGGGGATTTGTCCGATAACTTTATACTAACAGGTGGCACGAAAGGATTAGGTAAAGTGGGTACTGCATACGAGGGTTGGGCGTGGTGTAATGGTAACAACGGAACTACCAACGACGATGGCATGGTGAGTATTGCTTATGGCGATACGTTTAATACACTCGCTGCAACAGGTGGTTCTGATGAGCATACGTTATTAGAAACCGAATTACCATCGAGAGATATACACCCTTTAACAGCAGGTTCTACTTACACAGGTGACTTGATAAGAACAAACGCTGCATCGGATGGAAGCACAGACGCAGCAGACCCTTTTAGTTTAATGCAACCTTATGTAGTTGAGCTTAAAATACAAAGAATAGCGTAATGGCAGTAACAGTAATTTCATATCCATTAAACGAAATCAATTATACGATAGCTACTCCCGCTACTTTAAATAGTGATGAGATGGTTAAATATTTGTGGGTTGATGTTTCAGAAGCCACATCCGATGAGTATATCGAGATTGTATATAATGGAATTACTAAAACGTTATTAATAACTGATGAGTGTAGATACACGCCTTTAGATATTGCATTCCAAAACAAAGAGGGTGCTTTACAGTTGTTCACTTTCTTTAAAGTTAAAAAGGATACTATCTCTATTGAAAGCGAAAACTATGAGGGTAACAGAGGACACGGATTTCATCAGTTTGTTAAGTTTAACGTACAGGGTAAAGTTAAGTTTTCGGTCAATAGTGGATTTGTAACAGAGGATAAAAACGAAACTTTAAAGCAGTTGTTATTGAGTGAGCGCGTTTGGTTATTGGATAACGGAACAGAAATACCTATAAACGTTGCAAGCACTTCGCAGGAATTTAAAACAAGACAAAACGACAGACTTATTAATTATCAAATTGACTTTGAGTACGCCTTTAATGAGATAAACAATATTTAATGGTTACTAAAATATACATAGAGAATCAGTTAATAGATTTATTTAAAGACGAGGTAATGGAATTGAATAGTTCTATTGCTAATACTGACGATATCACTAAAATTAATTCCGACTATACCAAAACTTTTACAGTTCCTGCTTCAAAGAATAACAATACAATATTTAAACATTTCTATAATGCCGATATCGATAACACGTTTGATGCTAGAACAAAGAAGAACGCATTAATCGAGTTAGATGGTTTCCCATTTAGAACAGGTAAAATAAGACTTGAAAAGGTATCGGTAAAAAAAGGTAGACCATCGAGTTATACGATTAACTTTTGGGGCGATTTAGTAAACTTCAAAGACTTGATTAAAGACGATGAGTTGAGCAGTTTAGACTTATCGGCTTACACTCACGTTTATAATTCAGATAATGTTAAGTTAGGGCTTGTATCGGGGTTGTTTGGTGGTGACATTATTTACAATTTATTCAGTAAAAAAAGACAGTTTCTTTATGATGAAACACCAAGTAATG